CCAACCTCTGTTGCAACAACGCAACTCCGTCAGTTGTTCGTGGAACTTTCTAAGGAAGGGACTACGACCTCTGACACATTTGAGAAGATCGCTGGTAAGTCATTCAAGAAGTTTGTTGCAGAGGGTGGCAACACGCAGCAGGCTTTGCAACTTCTCGAAAAGTACGCAGGAAAAACCAATGTTGGAATCAATGATCTGTTTGGGTCAGTCGAGGCTGGTTCCGCTGCTCTGTCGCTGACTGGCAAGGGGACGGACACGTTCTCCAAGAACCTCGATGAAATGGGCAAGTCTGCTGGTGCAACTGATGGTGCATTTGAGCAAATGAACAAGGGGCTCGGACCCCTTATCGACAAAGTGAAAGCGTTTGGATCTGTTCTCCTTCTTGACATTGGTCAGAAGATTGCGCCAATCATCATTGAGATTGCTGGATCTTTTCGCGCGCTCTTTGCAGCATTCAAATCTGGCAACGGCGACATAACTTCAGCAGGACTTGCTGGAACATTTGAGCGTATCGGCATGATTGCTCGTGAAGCATTTGATCTTGCTGTTAGCGGCATCAAACTTATGAAAGACAATCTTGAGATTGTTCTTCCAATCGTTGGGTCTCTTTCTGCGGCGTTCGTTCTTTACAAGGGCTATCTGCTAGCAACTGCCACAGCAACACGAATCGCTGCCGCAGCTCAGGGTGCATACAACGCAGTATTGCTTGCAAACCCCATTGGACTTCTTGTTGTCGCAATAGCGTTGCTGGTCGCCGCAGTCATTATCCTGTGGCGCAATTGGGATCAGGTCTTCAACTCGATCAAAGAACACAAAGCATTTGCAATCATCATCAGCATCCTTGGTGGCCCCATACTGTTGACAGTCTTTGCCCTTGTCGCTGCAGGAAAGTTACTGCAAGCCAACTGGGAAACCATTTGGAACGCAATTCAGCGTGCAGTCCAATTTGCATGGTCCTACATCCAACCCGTTTGGAACGGGATCATGTCATTCATCACCAGTGCACTCATTCCCGCTCTAGCGTTCTTGGGTCAGAAGACAGTTGAAATCTGGGGAACAATCAGCAAAGCAATTGGCATCGCATGGGATAGTGTCATCAAACCAATCTTCGACATCCTTGCTTTTTATCTAACAAAGATCCTTATTCCAGTATTCCAGATCTGGTGGCACGTTGTTTCTACTTACCTCACCTACATTGGTGAGAAGATTCAACGCGTATGGACTGACATCATTCAGCCCGTGTTCAACCTTTGGACTGTCTACATCAGTCACACTCTCGTGCCTTATGTGCAGTTCCTTTGGAATGTTGTTCAGACCGTGTTCAGCGCAATTGGAACTGTCATTAATTTCGTATGGAACACCATGATCAAACCGGCATTTGACAACATCAAATACGGTATTCAAACGGTCTGGCAATTTTTCCAGATTGCCAAAGATGTGATCTCAACTGTGTTCTCAGGAATTGCAGACGGCATCTCCGGTCCATTCAGGGAAGCATTCAATTACATTGCGCGCGCATGGAACAACACAGTTGGCAAACTTCGATGGACGATTCCAAGAATTGTTCCGGTGTTTGGTGGGGACACAATAGCCGCACCTACACTTCCAGAGTTCGCCAAGGGCGGCATCTTCAATGCAGGCATGGGTGGCTCCGGCCTCGCCGTGTTGCACGACAACGAGATGGTGTTGAACGCTGAACAGCAGCAAGGTCTCTTCGCCGGCAAAGGCGTCGGTGGCGGCGGCTCTGTCTACAACATCAACGTGAACGTGTCCGCCACAGCCGACAAGGCTGCGATCGGACAGAGCATCGTCGAATCCATTGCTGCCTATGAGCGTCGCAGTGGTGACGGCTGGCGGGCAGCATGAGCGTCACACTCGCTGACGGCGTAGTTCTCACCGTCGAGATTGGCTTCTCCACCAGCGCTGGATCGGGCACCGTGCCGATCAACTCGACGCTGGCCTCAATCACTTGGACTGACGTGAGCGCCGACGTGCGCGCGTGTTCAATCAAACGCGGCCGCTCATCAGAGCTTGACTCTTTTACTACTGGCAGCTGCCAGATCACCTTCGCCAACGCCGACCGCAAGTATGACCCCGAGTACGCCTTAGGCACTTACTACGGCAAGTTGACACCAGGGCGGCCAATCCGCATCAAAGCGACACCGCCGCTCGGCACATCCACCGGTATCTTCTTCGGCTTCATTGACCAGTTCAATCAGCAATACACAAATCCCAGCGACGCCACCGCAATCGTCACCGCCTCGGACGCTTTCAAAGT